CTAGACAAAGAATTTAATAAACCTTTATATGATGGTAAACCTTATGTCTTTATACAAAGTGATATTTCTAGTCATCCTGAAGGAAAGGATGCATACGATATTAAACGAAGAAGAATATTAGAATTAGAATCTAGTCTAGGTATGTCTAAAATAAAGCAAGGTATAGCAGGGGCTTTTTCATCAGAAAACAAATATTTAGATTGGTCTGATAAGACATATATTACGAAGTATTATGATTATGATAAAGAAATTCGTTTAGACCCAAAACAAAATAAAGAAATAGAAGATGTAGAAACAATTCAAACTCCAACTCTTGGAGGAAAAAGTGTATTATCTAAAGAATTTAATATTTCAGGATTGACGTTAAATGAATTACCTATTGCTAAAACAAGATACTTATCAGTTAATCGAGATTCTTTTTCAGGTTCTGTTAATTATGGAAGTCAACTTTCTGCACATTTACCTAAAAGTTCTGCAATGAATGTATTACTTCAAACACAAACACATGATATAAAGTTAGCAGGTGATGTAAATTTAAATCCAGGCAATCTAATAAATATTGAAATACCAAAATCAAAAGCGCCTGATAATAGTACGGAAGTAAGAGATGAGTTTATATCGGGTACATATTTAATTACATCAGTTGCTCATAGAGTAGATGATGATGGTTATTATTGTTTTTTAAAAATAAAACGTGATTCGTTTAGTAAAAGTGTGGTGACAACGTGAGTTCATTTATAGGAGAAATGATTTGGTTTACGGGAGTTGTTGAATCAACTAATGACCCATTAGAACAAGGTAGACTTAAAGTAAGATGTTATGGATATCATACTGATGATAAAACAGCTTTACCTACAATTGATTTACCATGGGCCATACCTATTTTACCTATAACAAGTTCTTCTATGGCTGGTGTAGGACAATCTGCAACGGGTGTAGAAAGAGGTAGTTGGGTAGTTGGATTTTTTAAAGATGGTAAAGCAGCACAAGACCCTGTAGTATTTGGAACAATACCTACGTCATCTACAAAAACTTCTAATCTATTTGGGTTTAGTGACCCAAGAGGACTTAATCCAAAACGTAACGGGGCTGATATTCCAAGAAATGCAACATCGAGTTTTCAAAAGACTCCATTGTATGTTAAAAGAGAAGAGACACGAGTAGAGAATGTTGATATTGCTAAAGGTTTAAATCTTACAACTTTAGAAGATGAGGTCGAAATAACTAGAGAAAGTTGGAGTAGTATTCCAACAGAAGAAGTTGTAAATAGTTCTTATCCAAATAATCATGTAACAGAATATGCAAGTGGTCATGTAATTGAAGTTGACGACACCACGGGATATGAAAGAATATCACATACTCATAAAAGTGGCACATATCATGAAATGAGTGTAAATGGAGATAGGACATTAAATGTACGAGGAGAGGATTACGAGATATATGCAAGAGGTAAAAATGTTTCTATTACAGGAGATTGTAATTTAACTATTGGAGGAAATTTAAATACTTTAGTTAGAGGTGATTATAATTTAGAAGTCGAAGGCGATTACAATATTTCAGTTGGTAAAGTATTATCAGAAAATGAAGATACTATACCAAGTACAATGAGAATTAAAACATTAGGTAACTTTTTCAAAGAAGTTTTAAAAGATAATGGAGAAACTATAACAGGAAATAATTTAATAAAAATAAGTGGTAATGAAAAGAAATCAATTTCAGGAAACTTAACACATGACATTATTGGAAATAGTGGTTATACTACACTTGGAACTAATACATCAGTTGCTTTACTTAACCAAAAGATTATTGGGGATGCAGGAGTAGCCATCGGAACTAGTAATAGTGTCAATATAAATGTAGGTAGTAATATAAGACTAGATGCAGATAATAATATTAACATAATAGCAGGAGAGAATATTGTTGAAGAAGGCGCAGCAATATACATGAATTAAAATGGGATTAATTAATTGTTCAAAAAATCCGTTAACGGAAAAATTAGATGCATTAAAAGACCAATTAGGTGGTTTATTAGATGATATATCGTCAGTCGGTAATAGTGCTTTAAGTGGACTATAGATGATATTTTTGATAAATTAAAATTAGGAGATTTTGACATTTGTAAAGATGCACCTAATGTAGAAATAAAAACCGTTGAAGAAACTGACCCTGATACAGGAGAAGTTACCACTAAAAGTGTTGTAGTTGAAAAGGCTGTTGATGCTAAAGAACAAACTGAAGAGGTAGCAGTTCCAAAGTTTGAAGAGAGTAAACAAGAAGATAAAAGTACAACATTATCAGAGGTCAATCAAACAAATATAACTTTAGCTAAAGCTACAATTTCATCAGATAAGATAAAAAATAATGAAACCTTGAAAAAAGTAGAAAAACATTTTAATGAAAAAATAGGAAATGCTAACAAAGAATTAAATGATTTTGAAGAGAAGAATGAAGAATCATTTGAAGAATTGAAAAAAGCAATATATCCTGATACATATCAAATTATGGGTAATTTAACTCTTGATAATGTTAATATAAAATCACTAATAGATAGATTACAAGGTGTATACGGAAATGGACAAACGTATGAAGAAATGTCTCAAAGTAATAAAGATGCAGTAAACATTTTATTTCAAGGTTTATTTCAATATACTGCTGTGAAAATTATTAGATTTTTTAATTCTGATTTAAGATCAACAATTGCAAAAAATGCACAACTAGAGGGGTCAGCTGATATACTAGCTGATAAAGAAAGATATGTTTCAGATTATATTGATGAGGCCATTTCAACAGATATTAGGAGTTGGGAGCCTGAATTAGGATTAGTTGATGAGTATGCTATTAGAATATTTGGAGAGGGTGATACTCAATTTGTTGCAAATATTTATACTTATGAAGAAATTAAATCAAAAGACTTTTCTAATATAAGACAAATAGATATGTTAGGAGTAACACTTGATGAACTAAAAACAGCTTACATTGAAACATTTGAAGACCAAGTTATTGAGACAACTTATAATACACAAACTACTGTTGAGTCTACAGGAGTCCGTAAAATAAAATTTGAAGATATAACAATTGTATTACCTAATGGTGAAGCTACTACTTTTGATGACCCAAGAAAAAATGAAGTCCCATATTATTTCTTTAGAGAAGTAGGTAAACCTGATAGAAGAGTTATTAATACACGAGTACGAACTACAGAGACAACCGACACGGCTTCAACCGATTTAACTTCTGAAGATATAGCAGCAATAGAATCAGAACTTACTATTGGAGGACTGCCTATTAGCACACCAACTACAAGTAGTACAAGTGCTGCAACTACAGGTACTACTGCATCAGCACCTACACCAAGTTCAGGAACAAGTTCAGGTTATTAATATTAGAATAAACTATATTTTATATTATAAATAGAGACATGAGTTCAGGAATATCAGATAAAAATTCTTATAGTCGTAAAGCAAATAGTATAAGTA